ATAATACCTCTTGACATATGACATACGGGTTTCTTTTGGATACTCTGCAAAGATAGTCAGAGCAATCATCATGTACATAAACTGTGGTGTTTCATATACACCACCATTACTACGATCCTGAACAAGATATTTGTCTACTACTTGGCGAAGACCAGCATATGTAAACAAATAGTCACGATCATGATCAATAAAAGACTCCGCACGAGCAATATCTTCCTGCGAATATTTGTTAAAGATATCATTATCGTATACCTCTTGATTTACGCAGTTGTAAATGTGCTGCTCAAGAGATGGAAGTTCTTTCATCTTACCATAAAGTTGTTTACGGACAGCAAACAGAAGTAACCTTGCTGCAACATATTGGTAGTTTGGGTGGTCTAGATCAATCAAATCCGAAGCAGAACGAATCAGAATTTCCTGAATTTCTCCTGTAGTAATTCCATCATAAAATTGAATACCAGAAGTCATTTCAACTTGACTAGCAGAGACACCTGAAAGACTTTTACATGCCTCTTCAACCATCAGATGCATCTTATCCAGGTCGAGAGACTCAATTCGACCATCACGTTTTTTAACTTTTGTTCCGTTGCTCATATTTTCTTCCAAGTAGTGAATTTTAGTTTTGCTTCTAATCCAGAGTAAGTATTTAATTCTATCACAGACTGCACATCCAGTCCAGAAAGAACCATATCATTAATATTAATAAATAGTTTTAGATATTAATGATATGGTATGTACTGCGTTTATCTTACAATTTATAAAGGAAATAATCTTCCTCCATTTTATATTGGTTCAACAAGTATCGATAAAATTGATGGTGGATATCATGGTTCAGTAATGTCCGAAGAATACAGAGATATATGGAAAATAGAAATTAAAAATAATCCACATTTATTTAAGACTTTAATAATACAAGAATTTAAAAAAAGAAAAGATGCATATCAAAAAGAAGAAAAAATACATAGACATTTAAAGGTAGACAAAAATCCACTTTATATCAACAAATCAATAGCAGTTGCAAATGGAAAATTTGGATCTGGTTTTTCAGGAAAAAAACATACCAAAGAAAGAAACCAAAAGTTAAGTGAAAAAACAAAAGGCATCCCAAGACCACATGCAAGAAGAAAAAGACCAGATCATTCAAAAAGGATGAAAGGAAAAAATAATCCAATGTTTGGAATAAGAGGAGAAAAACATCCACTATTTAAAAAACAAAGAACTGATAGATTTTGTTGTTTATTTTGCAAAAGAGAAACTATAAAATCCAATTTAAAACATCACTTAAAATGCGTTCCTAATACATCAACATCTTTTCCATTGATTTAATTTTAATTTTGCCTCCAATCCTTTATAAACATTTTCTTTAATAATTTTCATAATATTTTCTTGAGAATATCCACTAATAATTAGATCATTCACATCTTTTTCTTTTATATTAGATGGCCAAATTACGACCTTATCTCCTCCACTGATACAATGTTCAATTCTGCGGTGGATTTCTGCATTACGTGGTTCGTTATCATAGATCCACACACAATTGCTAATACCCCACTTACTAACATCACCGTCAGCTCCACAAAGAGCAATTGAGTTGCATATGAAAGTTGAATCGAATGGACCTTCCGTGATGTAGACAGTTTGATCTTTTTTGATTTCATCGAGACCATATATTTTTGGTGCATCATCATCAAGCATTACAGTAATGTATTTAATCTTATTATGATCAAGTGCTCTACCTTGAAATCCAATAAGAGTATCTTGATAGAACAGAGGAATGATAATCCTAGGTTCATCTTTACTTGTATCATCGAAGACTTTCTTTAAAGAATTAGTCCAAGACTTAAATTTTTCGGCGTAATAATAGTTATGCGGATTTAATTTTCTCTTTACCAAATATTCATTTGCATCAGGATTTTCTGATGCTTTAGGTAAGTCTAGTTTAGGTTTAAACTTTGGTGCTTGAAAATGAAACGCTGGTTCTTCAACAGTGAAGTTTCTACCAGTCTTTCCATCTTTAAATTTTTCAAATGCATATTGCTTATAGATTACGGAATCTATTTGTTTGAGAAAATTGTTGAAGGAAATATTAATGCCACAATTATGGCACTTAAAGTTTGTGTTATTTTTTACTTGATACAAATAACCTCTTGCCTTATTTTTATTTTTTTGAGAGTCGCCGCAAATAGGGCAACGAAAGTTGTAAAGATTATTCTTTACCTTCTTGAATTTCTGAAAACGAGAAGATATCAAATTGATGTACTTTACATCAACAAAGTCCATAAACAAACATTAACCTGTTGATCTATTCTACCAGACTATCGCGTCTTGTCAAGGCAAAGGGAAGTGATTATTGCTGTCCACTTAACAACCGAATTTGTCGCTTTTTGAAGTGAATAGACTGTGATTTTTCTTTGAGTTTTCATTGGCGGTGTGCCAACACTCAACTATTTATTTTTGTAGTACTTGTACTTGAGAAGAATCTGGAGTTAAAAGATCTACGACCACATGAGATTGCGAGAGACCAAAAGAAACTACAGCGAAAATCCCAATTATAACCCAACGAAACTTTACAACTTCTTCTAATTTATTTTCTATTTTCTCAATTCTTCCTGATACTGCTTCGTACTGATCTTTATTTTCTAATCTCAGTTCTTCAATTACTCTACTAATATAATCATCTGCCTTATGACACTGCTCTATTCTTTCTTCATGAACAGCAAGCATTTTACTAATATTTTGACTCGTCTTACCCATTAACTGTATTGCCTCATCAATTTTTTTCATCATACCTTCGTATGCCGAAAGACGTTCTTCCAATACAGCAATTTTAGTGTCTGCAGATATGTTTTGATTAAACATTTTTTTAGTTTAATTAGTTGTCTGAACGTTCTCTCACTTTTTTCAGAAAACTAATCGTATAAATTTTATAGTTTAATATTATTTATTTTTTAAATAATCTAACCATTTTTTGCGGGATCCGGGACCACCTTTAGAATAAGTTTTAGCAAACTTTCTCGATAAAAGAAACATTTTTGGACTTCTGCCGGCAACTGGACCTGCCGGATCAGAAGAACTAGAAAATCCACCAGAACCACCAGGAGGATTTGCTGTCATCATTTCTTCTCTTATTATAGAAATAATCCAATCAAGTTTCTTCTTTTCCATTGTAGATTTTATAAAGTTCCTCTAAACAATATAGGTCAACTTGAATATTATGAATTGATGATCTTGGGTATTCTGGAAGCTTATTCAAAAATATAATAAAAGATTTTAGAACTGACCAAAGATCTTTATCTATTTTAAAAAATAACATAGGTGTAGCAGCCTCACCAAAAATATTATAAAGAACAATAAAATGGTTTAAAATCAGGTGAGTTTTAAGTTCACCTGATTTTTTATATCGTTTCAAAAGTCTTTTGATGTATTTAAAATGATTTAAATCTTTGTCAAAATCTTCTTTAGTGACTGCTTGAGGATTTTCATAATTTTTAATAGCAAACAAAAGGAAATTGTCCTCATTCAATTCATTAAAAAACATATATTATCAAACCGTTGGATCTGCATCATAGATAGGAACATTTCCAGTCTGAATGCCAGACATTGCGACTAGAATCTCTTTCTTAACTCTAAGATTACCTTCAGCATCTTTATAGGTAGTAACTCCAACCCAACCAGCACCAATTTGGTATACTGTTGATCTAGCAGCACCTACACCTTCAGTAGAAACACCAGCGACATAAGTATTACGAGCACCAGTTACACGAGTGAACGTAATAGTTGCTCCAGTAGTAATACCCGCAGAAATTGTAGAACCAAGAGAAACAGTTGTAGCACCGATTGAAGAAACTACAGCACTAACTCCACCACTAGCAGTAAGAGTATCTGTAACAAGAATTCCTGTAGTGCTTGCAACCGCAACAATACTTGTTCCAATAGATGCACCAGGAGCAGAGGCAGTGGTTACAACAGCATTAATTGTTTCGCCTGAATGTTCATGCTTCTGACTATAGAAAACATCATCAACTGTATACTTTGGTTGTTCATTTATAGTGTACTGAGCACCAGAAATCGTAGCTCCACTAAGACCATTAGTTGATCCAATTGATAGTTGAGTCGTACTTGCAATACCAACAATTACAGCATCACCATAATAAATTCCACCGACAACTGCACCAAAACGAATAACGTCTCCAGTTGCTGCAGCACCAACGTTTCCAAAAGTTGTCCCACTTCCAGTTACAACACCGGTTTGATAATCTAAAGATACTGTGCCACCAGAATGAATGTTATCATTGTCTCCCCAGAGTGCCATGTCTTTCTTCCGTAAAATTATTTGCTAATAATATTTATAAAAAAAGGAGATCTTACTTTTGATCTCCTTTGTAATTTATTTTAAAAATTAATCACTTACAACCTTTAAGCAGCGCAGTTCTCACTGTCCCTGCAATTAGATCATCAATATCATTATCGGTAGTATTTACATAACGATCAAGAAGTTCACAAACAAGTCTTTTTGTATGGCAAGAATTCATTGCCGCTAAAAGAAGTGGTTTTACAACCTCTACTAATACTCCCATAATAACCTCCGTATAAGTGGATTCAAAACTATTTAGGAAAAATTAACCAATATCAGGAGAAATTCCAGAACTTATTGCTCTTTTTGCTGCGGTCAATTCCATAGTTTTACTTTGAATTAACTTAGAAAGAGCAGATTTTTGTTTAGGATTTAATTCATTTGAAGTTGGTTGATTAACCCGCGAAGTATTTTGTTGCTGAGTATTTACATCAAGTGCTTCACTTCTCATACCACGCTTTGCAATTTTTCTTCTGCGTTGAGTTTCTTTAGTAGATGATGAAGGCGAGGTGTTCTTTCTTATACCAATATTAGTATCACTTAAATTCTTTTCCTTACCAACTCTCACTGGAACAATATCTCCAGTTTTAACCTTACCTTTTGCCTTTGTCGCTGGTTTTGATTGATATGCTCTAACTTTTGCTTTAGGTGCAGTTTCAGATGCTGCAGCAGCCATATGTCTTACATTTTGAAGATGGTCATCAGTAGTAATTACTTTTTTGGCATCGGGTTTTACAATCCTTTTAACTACTTCTGCTTTTTTCTCAGGACCAGAACCTGCACGCATTCCCCCAGTAAAATGAACATTCTTTCTCTCAAGATTTTTTACCCCAATTCTAGATTTTAAATCTTTAGCAAACTCTCCTGGATTATCCATAGGAGTACTAGGTTTTTTACTTCCAAATTCAGATCCACCACGAGCAGTCACCACAGATTTTTGGGCAGGTCTTCTTGAACTATCTCCCAACCTTACTACTGGTTTGTTTGGTTTGGTCGTTTCTCTAAACTTTTTAGTACTTCTAAATTGATCGAATCCATATTTATCACCAGGATCATCTTTTTCTTCCTTTACAGGTTCGCCAGGACCTCTAAGTTTATGATGAGCAAATTGGCTAGGAGTTAATGATTTAACTTTCTGCCATTTGCCGGAAGATTTTCTCATTACATCAATCTTAGCTGCATCAGGATGTCGTTGATCTGCAAGATTATCATCAACATCATGTATTACTTGAGTTTTGCTCTCAAGTTTTTTTCTACCTTTTTTCATTGAGTTTGGAAGTTTTGCCTCATCAACATATACTTCACTTTGATTTTCAATTTTTTCAATCATTCTAGCAATAAATTCTTGTCTTATTGCTTCTTCTTTTGTCTCTATTTTGTTAGGAAGTCCTTTGTGAGGAGTTTTAGCAAAATCACGAATTTTCTTTTCGCTCATACTATCAACAATTTCAAGAACTTTATCGCTTACTTTATCTCTTGAAGTTTGTCCCCTCTTCACCGAAAGTGCAAGTCCAAAAAGTTTTTGTTGTTGCTCACTTTCTGCTTTTTCAAGAATTTCATATTGCTCTTTATATTCTTCTGCAACATAACTCCAATAATCATTAAAAACTTTTTGATTTACTTCATTTACTGAAGAAGTAATTCTATCCAAATCTGTTTTAGAGATATTTGGATTTCTACGAATTGCCCTCATGGCAGCCTGCTGTTGCTTTTTACTTAATGGTTTTGCAGCAACTGTTGTAGTTTTTGCTTGAGGTTTTGCCGAAACTGTTGTAGTTTTTGCTTGAGGTTTTTGTGTTGTTTGCTGTTTAGGAGTTGCTTTTGGTGGAGTTGTTGGTTCTCCCCAAGGATCTGGAGATTTTTGAGATGACGCTTTTGGTTGTGTTTTTGGTTGTGGTTTAGGAGGAGTATAAGAACCACTACTCACTCTTTCTCTAGTTCCTACACCAGCACCACTATAAGTCGATGATGTTCTTACTCCGGGTTTGCTATGAACTTTACTTGGTTTTTTGTCGCCTTCCATTTTACGAGCAACACCTAATGCACCTCTAGCAACTTGCCTTGCACCAGAAGCAATAGCACCGGAAGCAGCACTTTTAACCCCACGAACTTTACTGGAAAGTTTTTGTCTTGCAAGTCTTCCAACCGCTTTTAATAAATTACCTCTTTTCTTTTCTCTAACAGGAGTATCGTGTCCGAAAGTAACTGTTGCTTCGGTTAATGCATACTCAAGAGCTTCTTCAATTTCGTTATCATCATAACCCTCATCGAGAAGTTCATTATAAACACTCTCAACAATATAATCAACTTCATCAATCTCGATCATTTCAATAAGAGTTCCACCAAGATTTCCTAGTGCTTCTCCCAGTTCAAGGGTTGGATTAATCTTAATTTTATTATTAACTTCTTTTTCTATTATTTTTTGCTCTTCTCCTTTTTTTACTGGAATTTTATCTGCGATTTCAATCAGGTCTTCTCTCCAATTTGAATATCCTTCTTTGGTGAGTTTCTTTTTTGATTTTCGAAGATGTTTAAAATCTGCAGAAGTTAATTTCCCATAAGGAGCAGCAACATCAATTTTAGTCTGACCACCAATCAACCCCTCTTTAACAGATTTTGTTTTCTTATCTTTCAGGGCTTTTTTCATTGATTCTTTAGTGTTTCTATCGCCGTCAAAATCAAGATAATCGGGTTTTGCTTTAGTCATCTTAACAAGTACTTGCTTTTTTTGCCTTATACTTATTTATAAAATTTACTCCATATGCTTTACCCCCATACTGAAGATTTTTCTTATTAGTTCCAATTGCACCTGGAGTCATTTTTGCATGATATTTAAATGACCCCAAAGTTCCAACAAGAGTATTTGGGTGAGTTTTATCCCTCATCAAACTATCCATTTTAACTTCATTGTACTCAACAATATCTTTTATCCAGGATTTAAACATAACATCTTCTTCAGTGACGCATATCAAATAATTTGTCCCCCTACGTATAACTTTACCCACCAGACCAGTATTCACATTTTCTACAATATCTCCAATTTTGTAAATTTTATTTTGGATATAATTTTCTCTCAAATTTTTAAAGTCTAATTCTGGCGCAATTTCCCAAAGATTATAATTTTCCTTAACATTTTCTTTAAATCCCATTGCCTTCCTGAGTTCATTAAACAATTTTCTAGCATCAAGGTCATCAACATTTTTAGTAACGGCTCTTTTAAATTCTCTAAAATTATTGTCAGCAGCAGTTTTTTTCATCATACCAGAAGAAATTCCCGAACTATCCTTTCCTGAATCAAAATTTCCAGTAGGAATTACTTTTATTTCATTGTACTGATAAAATTTTTCATTATATTTATTTGCTAGATTTTGTATTTCGGCTTGACGATCAGATCCAACAACAATATTTACATTCGTATATCCGTCTTCATTTCCTGCAATTAACACATCAAATATTGTTTTAATTTCTGGATTATTTACAATATCATCTTTAATTTCAGGAAACATCATTTTCAAATAATAAATTTTTCTATTTACAGTTAATGGATTTGATTTAGTATCTTGAGTTCTAGATGGATAAATTCTTAATTCTCCACCTAAAGAAACTCTTTTTGCAGTAGTAAATAATTTTTTATGCTCCTTTGATGGGGGATTAAATTTAGCAAGAACAATTGTTAAAAACTCATCATCCGCAGGCATTTGCTCATCTTGCCCAATAGGTATTCTTTGAGGAGAAATTTGCTGACCTTGAGTTTGTTGTGGAGATACTTGCTGTTGTGCCTTAGCAGATGCTCCTCTTCCTTGTCCAGATTTTGGTGGAATATCTCTTAATCCAATTCTTTGTCCTTTATTAAAAAATTTTAATTGCCCATCTACAGTTTTAGCAACAAATTCTCCCTGGGAGTTATACCAATCCCCATGACCATTACCAACTAAACCAAGTTTCTTAGCTTGCTCAGATGCCCTGGTTTCTTTTGCTTCTAATATAAATTGAGAAAATCTTTTCATCTTATAGGTTTATAGATATTTATTAATAAACAAAATCGGATATAATTTTTAAATCACCAGTATCATCCAAAGAAAAATTACTTTGTTGTATTGATTTAGATGATGCAGTTATACGAAGTTCAAGTTGATATTTTCCGCCAGATTTATATGCCTTTTTTAAAGATAAAGATGCTGTCGATATAGGAAATTTTATTATCCTTTTATTTTTTGGTAAATTATCATTTAATTTATACATATCTTCCCCAATATAATATAATCCTTTACCTTTAATTTGAATATAATACGTATTTAAATCATTCAAATATTTTTCATATAATTCTACTATTTCTTTTCCAGTTATTATAATTTTTTGATTTCTTTGTGTATAAGATTTAAATTTTGTTGTAAATGTTTTATCTTCAAAAGCATCATATACAGCCTGCATATTGTAAAATGGATTACTTCCTGTCTCATTATTTTTTGAGGGTAGATTAAAATCATCCTTTATTGATTTTAATATATCTTCTTTATAAGTATCTAAAATAGACTTTAATAATCCATATGTTTTTGTTCTACCTTTTTCAGTAACATTCCAAAAAAAAGTATTACCATCTTTTTCTACTTTTAGTTTTTTTGAAAGCCACTGAGCATTTAAACTAGTTTTAACTTCAACACTTGCCAAGTTTTTATTATTATTTGCATAAAACTGAACATCTGGATTCAAACTAGTACCAGCAGCAGTAAAATTTGATCGTATTAAGGGTGCAGGTGTTCCATCTGATTTTTTTGATCTTTTTAACTTTCCGACGATTTCATTTTCATATGACCTTCCTTTTTCTACAAAAAATCCACCATATCCATCAACAGCAGATTTTGGAATAACACCACTTGCAACATTACGTTGAAAAGAAGAACTCATTCTCGATAAAATGTCAGACATAAAAAAATCCCCCCTTTCTTATATTTAGAAAGGGGGGTCAATAAATTCTATAATTTAGATTTTCAATCAATTTCTCCCATTGCTCTTTGCTTACGGAGTTTCTTAGCACTCTTGGTTACACCACCAGGACCCTCTGAAGGATAATCGTGGTCTTGACGAGTCCCAACACCATAAGCAGAACCTGCTCTTGCTCTTTCTCTATCGTCAGCAGTCAAACCCTTTCTTGGAGAATCATAAGCACTTGTTCTATTAGCAGGGTTAGTTCTGCTTAACATCTTCTTGAGGAAAGGCTTTCTCTTTGCAGTCATTTTGGTTTTTCTTGCTGCACTATATGCCTTTGGTGTAGCACCGTAGGAACCTTCTGCTTCATCAAGTTGATCAAAATCTTCAATAATAGTATCAATCCATTCCTCACTCATATTCACCATAATTGCTTCTGCAGATTCAATTGAATTAGCATATCCTTCATCAAGAAGATGAGAGAGAACTACATCATAAACATCTACGTGCTCCTTACGGATAATTTCTCTAGAAAGTTTTGGTTTTTCACCTCTACCTTTTCTAGGCATTGTGACTGCTTGTGGTTCTCCTGGACCCTCAATCGTTCTTGTTACGGCAGAAGCAGTGCGACTTCCTTGTTTTGTAAATAATGGAGAAAATGGTCTGGTAGCATAAGGTTTTTCTCTATCCATTCTCTGAGAAACAGTTTCAATAGTTCCATCTTTTCTCTTACTTGTCGAAGATGGAGTTGCTCTTAGCTTCCAATCACTCTTAAACTTATCTTCAGGTCCATAACCTTTTTGTCCAGAAGCGCCTGCAACGTGCTTTTGACGAGCAGCAGCAGCATTTGCTCTTACATCTGCTTGAGTTGGTCCTGCTTTATAAGGTTTTACACCTTCTGCTCTTGCCTCTTCGATATATGCTTCATACATTTCTTCCCAGGTATAATCACTCAGATCATATCCTTCTTCTAGAAGTGAATTTACCCACTCTTCTACTTCTTCCCAAATCTGTTCTTCAGATAATTCTTGGGGAGCATATACTGCTTGATAAGCCTCAAAAAGTCCAAGAGCTTGTTTTCCAGTAATTCTAGACATTTTTTTACAAATACTTTTTTATTTATTTATAAAACAAAAAAACTCCCGAAGGAGTCAAATTCAAGCACCAAAAACAGCGCCAATATTATCATCAAGTTGCCCAATTACCTCACGAATATCAGTTACACGAGGAGGAACACTGACTTCATCATAAGTATATCCTTTTTGAGCATCAAAGAGAACTTGACGAACTGCTGCTGCAGTACGAGCATCAAGTTTAAGTGTTACTTGTTTTTCTTTAGTCATAGGTCACCCTCTACACGGTTTTCACTTCTATATACATCAAACGTTCCTTCTGGGTAGCGAGCACTCAATTTCTCATAGTTCATTTCCATAATTTCACGGAAGTTAGTATCAAGTGCCATACACGCTTGAGCAAGATACCAACAGATATCACCAAGTTCACGCTTCATATGAAAGACATTCTCTTCATTATAGGGTTTGCCTTGGAGAATGATTTTCTTTACAACTTCAGTGAACTCACCTGCTTCTGCACTAATGCCAAGAGCAGCAGTCAAAAGACGAGGAACATCAGCATCATTATTTGCCTCAAGTTCAGTCATTCGTGCAAGAAGTTGTCCAAAGTCACTGCTTGCAGGACTTGTGGTTTGACGCACAAACTCAATATATTTGTCACTATCAATAACTTTTTTATCAGTCATCAGAATTTAAATCCCTCAAATGTTTTTTTAGGTTTCTTTTCTTCATAATCATACTCTTCATCTTTTCCGTTGTCAAGGATATCTTGTTGAGCAGATTGTTCGCAGTCATAAAGACGCATTTTAGCACGGTCAATACCAACCACAAAACGCTTATGAATGGTAGGATCATTATACCTATTTTTAAGTTGTTTAACAAGAATCTGCCCAAGACCTTCAAGTTCTTCTGTAGAAATCAATGCAAACATTAAGTCAGCAGTAGCAGGAAGACCAAAGGATTCTGAAGTATCAGTCAACTCAACATCAGAAGAACCATAACCAGAACGAGTTGTCTGAGTGGCACTTACAATAGGAACATTAAATTCTACAGCAAGTCCACGAAGTTCTTCTGCAATTGCTTTTACAAATGTATAGGAATTAATGTTTGCATTTCCACGATACCTAGAAGAAGAACAGATATTAAGATAATCAATGAAAATAATATCAGGACTAAACGACTTTTTAAGAGCAAGTTCATTGAGAAGTGACTTAAAGTGACCTGCATGTGCTGAAGCAGTTGGATATTCTTTAATAATCAAAGTACCTTGAGTCTTCTTGGTAAGATTATTAACCTTACTTTCAAACATCTGCTTTGGAAGATCTACGATATCTTGAATAGGAACATTCAGAAGGTTTGCGTCAATTCTTTCAGCAATACGTTCTTCTGCCATTTCCAACGTAATGTACAAAACGTTCCGTCCTTGGAGCAAGACGGAGCTAGCCACATGGCACATGAATAGAGATTTCCCGACGCCCGTACCAGCAAGAGCGATGTTAAGAGTTTTGTTAGGGAGACCACCTTTCGTGATTTTGTTAAAGTACTCAAGATCAAATTCAATTTTATCCTCCTTTTTATGATAAGACTCGTATCGTTGTTCATAGTCTTGCAGGTAATCATGACCTACGTGGTTATCAAAACTTACAGCAAGAGCATCAGAAAGAATAGAAGGAATGCTGTCACGATTCTTCTTTTCGCCATTTCCATCAGCAATATGAATAGACTCCATAAGTGCCAAGTAAATGGCACGATCGCGACACCACTTTTCTGTCGTATCAATCAACCAATTAAACTCAGAAGGAACATCGTTCAAAGAAGAAATCAAATGAACAATTTGCTTGAAAGATTCGTCATTAATATCTTGACGTTTCTCTACTTCAATACAAAGAACTTCTTTAGTTGCTGGTCGATTGTACTCTTGAACAAAAGAAAGTATTTCTTCAAATATGATCTTTTGATTAGGATCTTCAAAATATTCAGATTTTAGAAATGGTATTACCTTTCGAATATATTCTTCCTTGTATAAAAGGTTTCTAAGAATTAGAAACTCAACTTTCTCCATAACTAAATTCCTTTCGTGCAATTTGATCAAGTTGTTCCATTACTTCAGGTGTGAAATATACCTCAGGTTCTTTTAGAATCTGCTTAGCATAAATCTTTTTACCATCCATCTCATAGCGACCTGCTACATTCTTCCAGAGTCCACCAATCTCACCAAGTTCCAGAAGACCATAGTAACGATCAAGACCGCGCTCATC